TGTACCGATAATTTATTTAATATCTTATCAGTATTTTCAAACAGTCTCCCAATATCCTGTTCTACTATACGCAGCTTTATCTCTTGCATCATATGCTCTACTACCTCATAATTAGGGGTAGCGAACAAACAACGTTCGGAAACAGGCTGCGGTACTCCGAAAAGTTGGGTAGCAGCGGATAGTAAACTACCGCTGTAAACCTCCTTCTCCGGGTGCCATACCACAGGTCCAACCTCCTTAATAAGGCGGTCAACCTCACGTATGTAGTAGTACAATATATATAACTTAATAGGTCTGTCAGAAGACTTTCCGAAGATGTTATATATATCGGATATCAGACCCGGTCTCCCTTGTAAACCTAGTCTTCATCCGTGGGATTGCTGGTTCTGCAGGAACTCGTGTAACGTTGAATAACGCTTCCAAGTTTCAAGCAGACCACCAATACTATATCCTGTGACCTCCACACCACGATGAAACCATCTCTTGGCAAATTCAAATGTATCTAACGATACATGTGTCTTCGCTTCCGAGATAGGCATATCGAGTATGGAGCACAAGATCTTGTATTGTGCAGCAACCCCTTCATGAGCAATGACCAAATCATCACCTAGTAAACAGTAGTCTCAAAAGAACCGTAAACCGGCTCTTCGAGAAGCTAACTGTACTATGTAATGATGAGTTATTGCCATTACGGCTCAGGAACTATACGCACCCATAGGCTGTCCTGCAAGGTAATGAATCTTGCTAGGATAGTCTACATTCTCATAACCCAAACTGGTCAACAGACGGGACCATGCTAAAGTTCTTTCTTCTCCGATAACTTCTTTCAAAATTTTCATCTGTAACAAGATGGGCATTCTGTCAGTAGCTGCGGAGAGATCGAAACAATAGTAAGGTCCACAGGAAGGAAGTTTCTTGTAAAACCCCTCTTGGTTAAAAGTACAATCGGATCTTATCCCCCTTAACACTTTCATTAAATGATTGTGTATGGGTCTTAGGGCCGTTTGTGACCAATA